TGACGCCAGGCGAGAAGGCCGCTACCAATCGGGCCAAGGCCAAAGGCAACGCCAAGGGCAAGCAGTTTGTGGCCCAGCCCAAGAAGATTGCCAAGAAAACAGCGGGGTATCGATAACCATGGCCACAGTCAAAAAAGACGCGATTGCCGACGGCATCAAGCAGGCCTACAGCAAGGGTATGAAAGCGTGTCCGACGGCGACCGTGGACATCCACGTCAACCTGAAGAACCGCAATCACGCCATAAAGGACTACGGCTACGGGCCTTTGAATCCGGAGTCGCAGTCGCGTGCTTTTTGGCAGAAGAAGGCCGAGATGTGGGGCACCGACGTGCCCGAGGCCAAGAAGGCCCGCTGCAGCAACTGCGCAGCATTCATTCAGACCCCGCAGATGCTCAAGTGCATTGCCGATGGGATCGAGAACGAGCCGGAGCAGCACGAGAGCTACGCGGATGATGTGATCGCCGCTGCAAACTTGGGCTACTGCGAGCTCTTCCACTTCAAATGCGCGGGCGACCGCACCTGTGACGCTTGGCTCGTTGGCGGCCCGGTGAAGTAAGGAAAAACGATGGCACTCCTGCGACTCTTTCTTAAGCCGGGCGTTGACAAACAGAACACCGAGTACGGCGCAGAAGGCGGCTGGGTGGACTGTGACTACGTCCGCTTCCGATATGGCCTGCCCGAGAAGATGGGCGGCTGGACCAACTTCAACAACACCGAGGCTTACTTCATTGGCGCAACCAGTGAGGTGTTCACTTGGACAGGCCTAGATGGGGCTCCTCGTGCGGCCATTGGGACCAACCGCAAGCTCTACGTGTTCTACGGCGGCTCATGGGCCGACGTCACTCCCATCCGTGACACGAACACCGGCGTGACGTTCAGCACCACAAACGGCAGCACCAATGTCGTGGTCAACGATTCAGCGCACGGAGCCATCACCGGTGACTTCGTGACTTTCTCCAGCGTCACGGGTAATCCGGGTGGCATCCCCAACGCGGACCTGGACAACGAATTTGAGATTGTTGAGGTCCTGAGCGCCAACACCTATCGCATCACGTCGCCTACACAGGCCACCAGCACGGCTGCTGGTGCGGGCACGGCCACGGCCACCTACCAGATCAACGTCGGAGCCGATCAGGGCTACGTGGACTTTGGATGGGGCACTGGCACGTGGGGCTTCTTCACCTGGGGCACTCCACGCCCACCGTCCGCCGGCCTGCAGCTCAACCCACGCGTGTGGCAGTTCGACACCTATGGCGAGAACTTGATTGCGCAGCTTGTCGATGGCGGCATCTACGAGTGGCTTCCCAGCGGGGGCCTTGCAACACGGGCCGTGGCCATCACAGGCGCACCTAGCAAGAGCAAGTACGCGCTGGTGTCCACGCCGGACCGTCATCTGATCTGCTTTGGCACGGAAACAGTTCTTGGCACGCCGACTTCGCAAGACCCGATGTTCGTGCGTTTCTCTGATCAGGAAAACATCACGGAGTTCGTGGCCACGGCCACCAACACGGCCGGTGGTCAACGCCTCACAGACGGCAACACCATCGTCACGGCTGTGCGCTCACGTGGCCAGATTCTGATCTGGACTGACACCTCGCTGCATGGCCAGCAGTACCTGGGACCGCCTTACACCTTTGGCTTCCAGCAGCTTGGAGCCAACTGTGGCTGCATTGGTCCGCACGCAGCGGCTGACGTCAACGGAATCGCATTCTGGATGGGCCGTGATGCGTTCTTCACGTTCGATGGCACGGTCAAGAAGATTCCTTGCACGGTGCAGGACTACGTGTTCAAGGACATCAACCTGGTCCAGAGCTTTCAGGTGCACGTGGGCATCAACACCCAGTTCAACGAGGTGACCTGGTGGTACTGCTCGTTCACGAGCGATCAGATTGACCGTTTCGTGAGCTACAACTACTTGGAAAACGTCTGGTCGATTGGCACGATGGCTCGCACGTCTTGGGTGGATATGAACACGTTCGCCAAGCCGATAGCTGCGGCCTATCACCAGGACTCGACACAGACGCCGACCTACGGCGATCCGATCTACGGTCTGACAGCCGGGCGGACCCGTTTGTACAACCAGGAAGACGGTGTCAACGCCGTGGATCAGCCGATCTTTGCCTACATCGTTTCGGGCTACTTTGACATTGGCGACGGCGACCAGATGCTCTTCATGAAGCGGTTCATCCCGGACTTCAAGAATCAGGTGGGCAACCTGACGGTGAGGCTGCTGCTGCGGCCCTTCCCGCAGGCCAGCGCCAGCCCCAGCTCGCTCGATCCGTACGTCATTGCGCCTGGTACGCAGAAGGTGGACACACGGGCGCGCGGGAGGCAGATTCAGCTTCGCATCGAGAGCGATGCCTTGGGCAGCAACTGGCGCTTTGGCACGATGCGCGTTGACATTCAACCGGACGGCCTGCGATGAGCAAGATCACCAACGTCCGTCTGCCCAACGCGGTTGCGCAGAACTACAGCCCCGAGCAGTTCAACCAGCTTGTGCGCTCGCTGGAGCAGGTGATTTTTCAGCTCAACAACACGTATTCGCCTGTCGTCACCGAGGACAAGGACTCGGCGTACGCATGGTACGGAGACGGCGGAGGATTTATGGATACAACCGGTTTGCCAGTTCCTATTTCAATTGGGGGCACCAATGTCGACGCTTTCGGGCGGCTGCGCGTCAGCAACCCCCTAACCCTGTTTGATTCCTCTCACCGCTATGCTGATAACAATCTGTGGGTCAACAGTATCACCGGCACCGCAGCGGCAACGTTTAACGCCAATGAGGGGCTGGTGGACTTGACGGTTGGATCAGCCAGCGGGGATCAGATCATCCGCGAGACTATCAAAGTATTCTCCTACCAGCCGGGCAAGAGCCTGCTGGTGATGAACACGTTCGTGTTTGGCACGGCCAAAGCCAACCTGCGCCAACGTGCCGGCTATTACGGTGCAGCCAACGGGATTTACTTTGAGCGTGAAGGCTCCATCAACTACATGGTCGAGCGCAGCAGCGTCACGGGCTCGGTGGTCAATACCCGTGTGGCGCAGGCAAACTGGAACCAGGACCCATTGAATGGCACAGGGCCGTCGGGCTTGACCCTCGATACCTCCAAGGCGCAGATTCTGTACATGGACATTGAGTGGCTCGGCCTGGGCACTGTGCGCACCGGGTTCATCATTGACGGAGTTTTCGTCCCTGCACACAACTTTGACCACGCCAATCTGGTCACGACCACCTACATCACCACCGCTTCACTCCCGTTGCGGTATGAGATGACCAACGTGGCCGCCACAACCGGGGCCAGCACGCTTAAACAGGTGTGCTCGACTGTGATCTCCGAAGGCGGCTACGAGTTGCGTGGCGCGCAGTTGTCTGCTGGTAACACCATCACAAGCCCCAAAACATTGACCACTGCCGGTACGTTCTACCCCGTGGTGTCGATCCGGCTTAAGTCCACTCGGCTTGACGCCATCGCCATCTTGACGGCGGTATCTATTCTGGGCATCACCAACAACGCCAACTACAAGTGGGAAGTTGTGGCGTCTGGCACCACGACTGGCGGCACATGGGTGAGCGCGGGCACAAATTCAGCAGTGGAATACAACATTACGGGAACCTCATTCTCCAGTACCGGCGGGCGCATCTTGGCAACAGGTTTTTTCCAAGGGTCCAACCAAGGGTCCAACAGCGTGGACATTTTGAAAGAGGCGTTGTTTGCCTCTCAGCTTGAACGCAACCCCTTTACTTCGACCGCCTATGAGTTAACGCTGGCCTGCACCGCCGCATCCAACGGGGACCAAGTGTTTGGTTCTGTGGACTGGGAAGAGATTAGCCGCTAAGCACCCAAACGACCTAAAATGATTTCAACCCTTTTCTTGGAGGCCGTATGAGCCTTGCTGTTCTAGCCGACCACATGGCGTCTAAGGGTCGCAACGGCGACTCCATGCTTGTCCACATGACACCGGACGAGGTGCGGGGTCTGCATGCTCTGGCCGAAGCACACGGCGGTGGGCTGACTATCAACCCAGAAACGGGTCTGCCCGAGGCTAACTTCCTCAAGCGCCTGCTGCCGACGATTATTGGTGCTGCGCTGGCCGCTACGGGTATTGGCGCTCCTATGGCTGCGCTGATGGTTGGCGGGTTTGAGGCTGTCCGCACGGGTGACCTGAGCAAAGGCATCATGGCTGGCCTGGGCGCTTACGGCGGTGCTGGTATCGGCAGTGCGCTGTCTAGTGCCGGGGCAACCACTTTGGCTGGGTCAGAAGGGGCTCGGTTAGCTGCCGAGCAGGCAGGTATGGCAGCTGCTGAAAGTGCTTTGCCCGCTGATGCATTGGCCCGCGCAGCGGAATCTGGTTTGAGCCAAGATGTTCTTCGTGAACAAGTAGCCAAGCAGGCATATCAAGAGGCGGCGCGCAATTACGGAATTAACGCCCCATTTACCGACCGTTTGTCCGCCGGTCTGTCTGGCCTGACTGAAAAGGCTGGCCGTGATGCCTTTATGCAAGAAATCGGCGGGACTAAGGGAGCACTCCGTAACGCTTATATGGCCTTTACCCCCATGATGGCCGCTGAAAACGTCAAAGCTGGAGCACCCCAAACTGTTACACAGATGGGCAAGATCACTCCATACGTCGTAGATAAAGACGGCAACCTCCGCCCTGCTGGCTCGTACAACGTCGGTGAGTTCCCTGGCTTTGCGGCAATTCGGGAACGCTATGGCGCTAAGGGCGGCTTGATGGGTTTGGCCGAGGGCGGCGTGGCTGACTCCTCTGAAGATGCGTTCTCTCGCGGCGGCATGTTTGACTTTACCCAGCGCAGTGAACCTGTAGTGCGCATGGCCAATGGTGGCGTAACCCCCGCGCAGTTGGCTGCACAGCAAAGTATCCTTAACGACCCCCAAGCGGCGGCGTTCAACGAAGTCCAAGCAGGGATGCTCAAGGGGCTGTCTTATCAGCAGATTGCCGACGCAGCAAATGCCAAGTATGGCAAGTCTTTCAACGCCCAGAACGTCCAAGATTTCATCGCAGCCAACCCAACGGTTCGTCCCCTATCCGGCATTTACGCTTCAGACCCAACTCAACGCGCTACCCCCACGGCAACGCAACTGGCTGCACAGCAAAGCATCCTTCCTGATCCGCAAGCCGCCGCGCTTGGCGTTGTTCGCAGTGGTGTTGCAACAGGGCTGACCAATCAGCAGATAGCCGATCTAGCCAACGAAACCTACGGCAAGTCATTCAGCGCGCAGAACGTAGCCGATTTCATGGCTGCAAACAACATCATGCGCCCCAAGCCTCCAGTTGTTGTGCCTCCAGTTGTTGAACCCCCGTACACCCCACCGGACTTGTTCACTAACGTTCCTGGTGTGGCCCCCGGCACAGCCGTGACCGGTGCACCGGCGGTTGACTACGCCAACGCGCCCACGATGGGTGAAGTTCGCACAGCGTACGAGCAGGGTGGTGGCGCTACCAAGATGCCGGTAATCACGGACATCAAGCCGACTGACCGCACCTACACGCAGAATCAAACGTTCAGCCTGCTTAAAGGCTATCTGCAAGCCAACCCCAACGCGCTCTATTCGGACGTGGTGGCTTTTGCGCGGCGTAACGGTATTCCTGACATGCAGGCCAAAGCTGCATACAACGAGTTCCGTTTCAGCGGTTTGACGGGCGGCAGCAGCCAAGCATAC